GTCATTGGTTGGGATGAATCTTGTCTGTTTCATATTCTCGTTTTACATTTGAAAATGTTATCTACTTATCGGGCGAAATGATGTTTGGGGTTTACTCGCCGGATTCCTTGATTCTTGCTCTTGACCTTTCTGGCACGAATGCCAAAGACAATCCGTTCTTTTGGTCGAAGTATGCGAGTAGTCCGCCAGCGGTAGCCCACCAACTTTCGCGGTCATCATGATCCATAACCCTTTCGCATAACTTGCGGGCTTTCTCCCAAAGTTTCTGCTCAGATGGTACTCCGTGACCTGCCCAAGTCCAATCCATGACAAGCATCAATGCGCGAACCTTCTCAAAGTCGAAGTCTCGTATTACCTTGTCAATCATGTTTTGTTTCTGTTCGTCTGTCATACTCTCGCTGGGTTTACCGCGCGTCTTACGCGCTTGGCTTGCTTCTCTCGCTGCTCTTGAAGTTCTTGCTCCAGAGCGTCGATTTCCTCTTTTGTCGGGTTCGGTGTCATACGCTGTCAATTTTCAATCATTAGGTAACAACTTTCGAACTGTTAGGTAACAGTTGCCGAGTTGTTAGGTAACAGTTTATTTTTCGTCTGCTGGCGGTTCCTCTCCTACGGTGTAGTTGCCGGGCTTCAGCTGCTGGGCAGCGTCGCTCTTGGCGATGAGTGCTTTCAGCGTCATGAGGTTGGCCGATGCCATTGGCACGTCTCCGTCTTCCACGGCTGGCATATCGAAGTCGCGGCGGGCTTCGTTGACGGTGCAGAGTCCTGCCTGCATCTTCAGTTGTGCCACCTTTGCACGGCGTTCCGGGTCCATCACCATCAGCGGGTCCTCACAGATGTGGATGTCGCGGGTGCCGTAGTCCTTCATGCCGATGAGCTTACGGGCAATCTCCTTCTCGTTGCGGTTCTTCAGCGGCAGGATGGTTCGCGTGTGGAACTCCATCGTGGCGTTCTGATAGTCGTTGTAGTGCGAGTTTGTATCAAGCATCAGCAGCGGACGGGGTACGCCCCAATAGCGGGCCACGTCGTCGTAGGTGATGCCCAGTTGCTCCAGCATCTGCATGTCCTGTGCGGTCATGGAGAGGTTCTGGAACGACTCAAGGCCGTGCATCGACACGATGTCATGACCCGAGTAGAACTTCTTCTGCATCTCCTGAGCAGTCTTCTGCACCTCGCTCTGGTTCAGCAGTCCGTAGGCGAGTGTGCCCACGCCCTGCTGCGGTTGCTTCTCGCTGATGATACCCTTGATGCGTCCGCCCTTTGCCGCCGTGTCGAGAGCCTGCGAGCGCAGGGTGCGGTTGAGCGTCAGAGCCTCGAACGCATAAAGCAACGTCGATTTGCCCCAACCGTTCGGGTAGCGGAAGTTGTTCGGGAAATGCAGCACGTCGCTGGTCGGCACGTTCACCTTTGTCTCGTAGCCGCGATCCGTGAGATACACGATGCTGGCATAGGTGGCTGTGCTGATGTTGTAACCACAACTCTTCACGAGCCACAGGTGCAACGGGAACCCGAACTCGTCGCGCTCGATATACACGAAGCCGTTGCCCGTCAGTGTGCGGTTCAGTTCCACCAGGTTCCACAGGTCGGGAGCCGTCATGATGGGGTTCGCTTCCTCCTGCAACAGATAGTTGATGCGTCGGCCCAGTCCGCGCATATCCTGTACGAAGTTGTCGCGCTCGAAGTCCTTCTTGCGGTACTGCACAGGCATCACGCTCATGGTGTCGCTACGCAGCGTCACGGCACGATAGACCGCCGACACGGAGCAAGCCGCCTCCGGGGTTCGCGTCGCCACGATGCGCTCCATGTAGTCGCCACCCTCCACCTTCGGAGATTCGGGTGGCATGGTGCTCGAAGGTACACCAGGGGTCTGTGGTGCCTCGCGCAACATCAGCGCATTCTCGGGCGTAGCCGCTTTGAAAAGATTACTGAAAAAACTCATATCTTATTCCTTTTTACTATTCGTGCGTTTTGCGGTCTTGGGTTTACTCGAAGCCTTTCCTGCCTTTTTCGGCTTCATGCCCAAGATTTCCTCCTTCTCAGGTGTCCGCTCGTTGATGCTGAAGAAATACTCCACATTCTTCGCCTTCATCTCGCGGTTGTACTCATCACCACATGGTGACAGTCGGCGCATCTTCAGCGTCGCCCATTCCTCGGCCGTCTTGGTGTTGTAGTGGTTAATCCACGCAACCTTGTGGATGGCTTTCGGTTGTATGGGTATCTGCTCAATACGCTCATGCAGCACGTTCTCACATTGCAATACGGGCGCATTCGGGATGTGCGGGTCGTTAAACGAGATGCCGTTGATACCAGAGCGCACAAACGATTTCACATGGCGGTTTATCTCGAAATCCTCACCTGTGCCCTGGGTGAATCGCTCTGCCATTGGGCGCTCGTCGTAGTGCGTCAGTCCACTGTCGGTCATCGTCATCCAGTTCATACTCACCACGTCGGCCTCGTAGGCATCCAGAAAGTCGTGGATGTCGCGCCCATCCTCGATGCAAACCAACTCGTCGAAGTCGAAGAAGCCAATCCACTCGTAGTTATTATTAGCCATTGCATAGAGTTCTTCGTATATCTGCTTCTGTAAGACTTTTCCGGGATGAGAACTGCCAAAGATGGTCACTGAACCATCCCCGCAGTCAGAGACATAAGGAAGAAGTACGTCGCCTATTCGCTCACCGTCCTCTGGTCGGTTATCGTCGCAGATGAAGATGTGATCCACCCCCAGCCGCTTGTAGTGCTCCACCCACTCGCTGGCATAGCGGTTCTCCAGCCTGCCGATGGCGCACACGGCCACCTTTCCGTTCTTGCAACCTTCAGTCTCCCACAGCTTGCGGTGCATGTTCAGCCACTCGGCCTGTGCCTTCAGATTGTTATTCTGCCACGATCCACTGCCGAAGTGCTCCACGAACTCGCGGATGTCGATGTGCAATCCCTTCAGACGCGGACGATGCGAGAGCACGTCTTCCAGCAACGAGGCACCAGTGTCGTACCAGTTGGTGCGGTCATTGCGGTCGGCCTTCAGTCCGTAAGTACGGTTCGGGTCGAAGTATTGCACACCCTCTGCCATGAACTTGGGCACATTGAGCCAACAGAGCATTGGCAGGATGCGACCGATGCCAAACGGGTTGTGCGGCTGCTGACGTTGCACGTATGCCACGAACGAATATTCCTCGCGGAAAAACTCGTCGATATTCCTCTTGATGAGCACGTCGCTCTCAACGAGTACGAAGCCATCCGGCAGCAGTCGCCACAGCTCCTGCACTGTCCGCATGTGGCGCACGCTGGCAAAGTCGCACCCCTTTGCACAACCTATCGAAGCATTACGCTGTGGGAATGCCGACAGCAGCTTGTCAAAATCTATGAGTTGCCCCTGCGTGTTGTCGATTACCTCCACGCCTGGCATCTGGATGCGGAAGGGTCGCTCGTTGCTGTTGTCGAACACCACCACGCGGTAATCCTTGCCGCCGTGCTTCCTGATGCTCAGGATGCACGCCTCCGTGAGTTCCGGGGTGTTGAAGTTGATGATTGCGATTGTCTTCTTTGTCATAGTTCCTTAATCGTTAATGATGTTTACTTGTGTAGTCATCTCGGTGGCGGTGATTACTATCTTGTTATCGCGGTGGTCTGAGTTGAGCGACTGTATCTGATAGATGCAGTCGTCGTGCTCAATCAGGCTCTCGCGGGTGATGGCCTTGGCGGCATTGCCCGAGTATTGCAGCTGAAACATCACCGTGTTGTAAGCATCCAGAGCACCCTCGCGCAGGGCACGGGTGCCCTTGTTCCAGCGGTAGGTGGCCCACAGCTGCCCCACGCGCTGGTAGCTGGTCTTCTCGCCAAACTGGCGCGCATTGCCCGTGGCCTTGTTGAGCACGGCGATACGCGCCAGTCGCTGTCCTGAATCGAATCCTATCTGTGCCATAGTCGTGTAGGGCTTTTATGCGTTAGGATCGTGGGCAGCCATCAGCAGGTGACCGTCGGCGGTGCGCAACAGGTGGCTGTCGGCACTCACCAGATAGCGCAGATCTATCAGCATGTTACTCTTTCCCGTTAGTCTCACTTGGCAGGTGGTGCGCTGGCGGTTCTGTGCCGTGTAGCTGGCGTCGCTCACTATGGCCTCGCCGGCCATCAGCTGCTCCAGCTGGTCGCGGTTCTGGTCGCCATTGGTCAGGCCGAAGCCCACCTGTACCGTCTGCCCCACAAGGTCGCTCACATCCTGAATGCCCACGGCCTCCAGGTCTTCATCGCTCGTCACGGCGGCATTGGCCGTCACGTCCCACGCCACCGATGCCACGCGCTGGCGCTGCCATGCCCCTTCGTCGTCCTTGGTCGAAAGCTGTTGCATGTTCACGCTCACGTGCAGCTGGCAGTCGAGCGCCGCAATGATGGCGCGACCGCCGATGGTGATACGCAGATTCTGTCCTTTTACTGTTGCCATAATTCTTAGTTCTTAATTACTCGGTGGTTACGGGTTGCAGTGCCTCGGCATAGGGAGTCCAGTCGATGGCGTCCTTCTCGACCCATCCGGCATTCAGCTGCTCCATCTTGTGATGGTTGCAGGCTTCATTAAATGCCTTCAGTTCTGCCTTGGTGGCAAACTCATGATAGATGGGAGTGCCGTCGGGCTGTTCGCCTATCTTCAGAGTGACGGGGGCCACGGCCTGCGAGAAGTTCAGCTGATTCTCGACCGAGAGCCACACGGGTTTCTCGTTCCACATCAGGCCACCGATGATCTGCGCCTTCACGCGCTCGTCGATATCATTCAGTATGGCAGCCTTGACAGCCTCGAAGCTGGGCTTGCCCTGCTTCTTGTAAAAGTCAAGCTGACGCCACTCGGCACTCTCGCCGTCTTCCTTCACGTTGAGTCCGTACATAATGACCACGCGGCTCTGGTCTTCTGATACAGGAGCGTAGTCGCTCACGTTGCCGCAATACTTGTTGTTTGCCATGATTTTGCTTGTTAAAATTCAACATGTTCTAACAAGCGGGCGAAATGTGGTTTGGGGTTTACCAAGCAATCGGGAAAACCCTCAAATCATGCTGCCTTGATGATGTCGCCGTCTATCTCTTCAAATAGCTGGTGACGGATGTTGTAGGATGCTGAGTGCGACAGCACACCCAGATAGGAGTTGATGCTGGCTTCGGCGTGTTCGATGTCGCGCAGGTCGATGGTCTTCACGTTCTTCTCGATGCGTGCCAGCGTCTTGTTGCTGATATAGTCGCGGTAGGGTTTGACGAATGCGCCCAGGAACTCCACACCTTGGCGAACATCGCGCACATGTAGTTTACCCATGTGGAGCTGTAAGCCTAATTCGTCGGCGAGGAACTCGCGCACCTTGGGTACTTGTTCCAACAGCCACTCACGGCAGGCATCCACCATCACCGAGTCGTCAACATATCGACCATAATGCTCGCAAAGAATGTCTCGCTTCACCCATTGGTCGAACGGGTTCATATAGACATTCGAATATAGTTGCGAAGTAAGATTACCAATCGGCAATCCGAGACCTGGCTGCACGTAGCGCATACACTTGGCGCGGTCCATACCAAGCCAGTCGCTCTCGTCGCCCACGATGATGCAGTTCTCCATCGGGTCGAGCATGATAATCTGCTCGGTGAGCCACATGATGAGATTCATGTCGCGTATGTCGGCCCATGTTGTGCTCTTGGTCAGTATCACGCCTTGTGGAATTGGTACTTCGTCGGTCATCCCCACCTTGTGGGTCGCCATCTTTGTGAATGAATCTGTGGCTATCTCCAGCAGTTTCTTGCGGTTGATGTGCATGAAGTAGCCACGGATGTCGAGATTCATGGCATAGCAGGGTTGCGTCCAGTTGAGCGATGACTGCCGGATGTGCTGGCGTAATCGGTTGACACCATAATGGGTACCGCGACCTTCGATGCACGAATAAGAGTCGGCAATGAAGGTGCGCTCAAACATCTGGTGAGTATAGCGGAAATACAGGTGATGCACTATGCGGTCGCGGAACATGGCGGCGAACACTTCACGCTTCTTAGGGTAGTCGATGACAAAGCACTTCGACGGTTGCGCCTGGTAGCGGCGGGTCAGCAGGTCGTCGCATAGTTCTTCGAGGTTCTGGCGCAGGTCGCGCTCAAACTTCACCACATACGCCATCTTGTGCTTATGGCGGGCTGCATCATAGAATGCAATATACAAATCAAACAGCAGCTGCTCGCGTGTTAGGCGGTAGCCGCTGTTGTCAGTAAGGATGGTGAGGGGACGGCTGGTGGAGTTCACGCTGCCGTGATGATCTTGGTCATGATGGACTGCTCTATCGACGAGTGCTGCACCGCCCTGACAGAGAAGCCGTTGTACCGATTGTTGTTGTTGGCTGGATTGACTTCTGACGCATTGAAGTTCAGGTTGTAACCGTTCGTCTGCGAGTTGAGCGACGCACTCCAGTAGTTCCCGTTCGAGCCTCTGTTATTGAGCACCGTACCTTTACGGTTGCCAGAGGCAGGGAAGAAGCACATGTCGTGGTCGGTGCCAGACTGACGGCACACGCTGAGTCGTCCAGTACCCATCGGATGGGCGGTGTGGTTCGGAATGTGAATGATGTCGGTCGCCACCTGATACGATGCTTGCGGCAGAATACTGAGGCGTAAGCCACCGCGAGTCTTTGCTTTTTCACGCCTCCGACGGAGGTATGACGGGCAACCTATGAACTTGTCTTTTTCGTCCTGACGCATTCCTCTCACCTTTCCTTTAGAGTATGCTGGTTATCTGCTGCTTCAGCCGTTGGATGAAGGCTATGTTCTCCATCGGTGTGCTGTCGCTGAGCGGATAGGCCAGTATTTGCTGTATCAGCCCGCCACCTTGGTTTGTCGGTGCGGGCGCATGGGGCGTTGTTGTGGCTGGTGTCGCTGCTGCGGCATCGGCGGCGGCTTTCTCGGCTTTACGCTGGGCTTTTATCTGCTTCATCTCCTCTTGTGTGCGCTTCGGCGGCTTTATCTCGAACGTCTCCGTCCACTTATCCACTGCCTCATGGATACGGTCG